CAGCGGCCAGGTTAAATTGTTCGTCGTACTGAGACTTAAGCATCTCAACTCGTCCCATCAGCTCTGGCACTTTGCTCGCGATGTAGTACGCAAGACCAGCTGTGAGCGCAGGAAGAAAACGAAAGTTCAGATCCCCAGTCTCAATACCGTTGCCCGCGTCTTGTACTCGCCTCATGCGCCAGTACGCGAACTGATACGTTTGGGAGTTATCGGGAGTAAGCCATACCGTCACTGACGGCAGGTTTGGATTGTAGACCGGGGTGTTACTAGAATGGAAACTTGCCGTGGTGTTGTTCTGCCCACGGAACACGCCCATCAAAGTGTTGCCACTGATGTACTGGTAAAAGATGTCTTCCGCGCCAACACGGATGAATCCATAAGCTGGCAAACCTACCGTGGTGTTGAGGACAATACTTGTCGCGTTAGACAGCAGATTGCCGCTAAGAGTAGACGATGTTGGAGATACCGCCCCGGACAAGCGATTGACCAACACCTGAATCGGGCGTCCCTGCGCGAGTTTGTTCGGAATTGTCGCGTACGTCGATACGCTGATCCGCGTAATGCTTAGGTCGGCTTGCGTAGATGATGTGTTTTGCCCAGTACGAATTACGTGCTCGAGCAGGTCAATCGTGTCAAGCGGCAGCGCATACGTGTTAAGACCAGGAGTCAGGGTAATGATTCCCGGCTCGATCGTCCACATGTTGATGCCACGGTTCTGCCACTCGATAGTGAGCAGGTTCATCGAACGTCGTGCAGTGCGCAAATCATAGCCCGAGCGCATCTCGCGCCCAGCCCGCTCCCACGCCTCTTCCGCGATGTCCGTAAACTCTAAGTTGAACGCCGTGGTGCCAGAGGTGGTCATCTAAATCTCGCAGTCTTTTGGGCAATCCCTTTAGGCTGGGCTACAAACTGCTTGCCCTTAGCCTTCCCGGCTCGCTTGGCTTTGGTCGTTGCTGCATACTCGGCGGGGGTGAGCGACTTGATCGCTGCTTCCGGCAGATACCGCTCACCCGTCTTAGAAGACGGCTTGCCAGACTTAGTGCGCCATTTCTGCGCGGTCCAGTCTTTGAGCGATTGCTGCGGAGCTTTCACCCCTTATACCCCCCGCCCTTTTCTTTGTACTTCTTAGCTAGCAGCTGTGCCTTACGGGCTGACCACTGCCCAGCTGCGGTACCTTGCGTTGCCTGCCCTTTGATCTGTTCAAAGAGCGTCTTCCGCATACCAGGATTGGTGTAGTTGCCAGCTTCGTTCACGCGGCTGACTTTACCGCCTTCTGCATACTCGTAGAACGCAGTATCGTCTCGCCGTTGCTTGCGCTTCGGCTTGGGCATTTTGCTTGGGCTAATAGCGCCCATGCCGCGTGAACTCATCATGACGATCTCCTAGAGCATCCGACCTTTGGTTTTGCCACGCTGAGCAATACCATCGGCGCGGCGCGAAGCAGCTCCAACCATGCCGCCTTTGGCGTAGCCTTTAACAGCCCCGCCTTTTTTCATGCCAGTCATGCCCGGAGACGGCACCATGCTGCCCAGTCCGCCACCGCCGCCGATACGCGCTTGAATGTCATCCAATGCGCCGCTAACAGTTTTCGCGCCCTGTCTAACTGTATCCAAACCGCCTCGAGCCGTTCCACTTCCAGAAGACTGAGGACCGGTGCTTCCGCCGTCACCTACTGTCGGCATAAAGGGGGAGAATGGAAACGGCTCTACCACTCTTGGATCAATCATTGTCAGATTGGTTGACCCGCCTTCGGCAAACGTGCGCTTTTTCATACAAACTTTCCTCGGGTATTTCCCCGCTGGGCGCAACCATCAGCACGACGCGATGCTGCACTAACTGACCCACCCTTTTTAAAGTTGGGATTGCCTTCGTCTGCAAACCGCATTTCTTCATTTCGTGCGGCGGTCTGCTTGCGCTGTTCCCTCGCACTAGTGCGCTCAGCACTTGCTGCTTGCCGACTACGAAGATCACCTGCACGTTTATTAGCGGTCTCCATAGCTTCCCGCGCTTGTCGTGCTTCCGCAGGGCTAGTATATCGCCCAACTTCCCGCGCTTGCGGACGTGAAAATGCCTTGGCCGCAGCAGTTTCAACATCTTTTGCCCGGTTGCGCAAACCAGCCGCCGCTGCGCCAGCCGCAGTTTTTGCAAAACGCGCTACTTTGCCAATCGGCGTAACATCTAGCTCGGGGGTCGAGCGCTCAAGCGCTTGTTCGCGCTCCATTGCTTTCATCCGACCTTGTCGAATGTTGGACTCGTTCTCCTCTTCACTACGCGCACGAGCGATACGCGCGGCGTTCTCATCTTCTTCCGCAGCACGCCGCATAGCGCGAGCGTCCTCATCCGAATCCGTGAACTTGCCAGGCGCCGGAGCAGCTTTGGGCGTGGGTTTAGGCGTAGGTTTTGGCGCAGCCGATTTCGCCGGCTCTTCCCCTGTCATGCCGTATTCGCGACCAGCTTGCTTACGGAGCATTTCTTTCTGGCCTTCTGACTCTTCGCTCGAGTCTTTGTCAGCCAACGCAGCAAACCGCAACGCTCGCGCTCGAACATCGCCGCCTACATCGAATCGCCGAGTCTTAGGTTTCATCAGCACACCCCGCCTTTTGCCATGCCAATCAAATTACCTTTGGTTTTGCCACGTTGCGCAATTCCGTCTGCCCGACTTGAAGCAGAACTGACCGCTCCACCTTTGGCAAAGCCGCGCTTCATGCTACGAGGTGCGGCTTGATCGTAAGCTTCTTCCATGCGCCGACGCATCTTCTCATCCTCCAGGTCGCGCATAGCAGATGGCATAGGCTCTGGAGCCAACGGCTCTTGCACCCGTTTGGTCTTGGGCGTAGGAGCGTTGCGTACCGGAGGCTTCGTCCCCATCGAATGATAGACGGCATCATCGTATGCCTGCTCCATGCGCTTACGCCTAGCTGCGTCTTTCGCGTCCTGAAGAGATTCAGCCATGTCAGCACTTCCCGCCACGCATCATTTTGACCTGTTCGCCTTTGGTCTTGCCTTTCTTGGCAACTCCATCAGCAGCTTTGTGGCCTGGGGCAAGACCGCCAGCCTTATACGACATACCGCCGCCCATCATCTTCTTGGCAACGCCACCTTTCTTCATGCCTTTGGCTTCCGCCATCTCATGTTTGATCATGGACTTGGGAGCGCCTTTCTTTTTCATAAAGGCAATCTCTTTACCAACCATCGCTTTAGATTCTTTCATTTCGCCACCTTGGTTGAATTTACGGCCTTTATCGGCCTGCATGAATTCCTTGCCAACCTTTTGTGGGATGCCAAGGCGTTTAGAAGCCGCGGGATCATTGGCGACAAGAGCCATTAGATTGTGTTGAGCTTGGGTCTTAGAAGGCATTTAACCACCAAATAGACGTTTGACGCCAAGCGTCAAGGCGCTACCAACCGCTCCGGCGATCCCCATAACCACCCAAATACCGCCTTTGGTTTGGTCGATGGTCTCTTTCATCATCTTCATATCTTGACGCAGAAGATGAATCTCTTTCATAAGATTGCGAACATCGGCCTCAAGAGCGCCAAACTCTTTAGGATCTACATCAGACATAGTCAGCACTTCCATGCTCTCAGACTTTTGTTAATCCTGCTGTTCGGGTCATTCGCGGTCTTCGCTGAAGTCAGCTTCTTCTTCATGCCTTTCATCCTGGCGCAAAAAGAATCTTTCCTCGAGCCGCCTTCCGGTTGCGGGGCTTTTAACCCCGGCTTCCCCGGATTGGCTTTGTTGTAGCTGGCGCGCCCTTTGGCATTCAAACCACCAGAGGGATTCTTGCCTTCTTTGCGCTGCCATGCTGGCGTCTTCATGCTTACCCGCAGATGATTGTGCAGAACGTGACGTTAGTCAGCGTAACTACACAATAGTCTTGATTAGACCCTAACGTCGTCAAGATACCCTCTGCTGCCATGTACAGACTGTTTACAGCCGTCGCAGATGCAGGAGTGTTTACTTGAAGCCGCAAGGCGCTAGCAAGATCATTGGTGTTGAACTTGATAGAACCTGCGCTACCGGTTCCAACGTAGTACAAACCTTTGATACGGGTCCGGGGGAGAGCCAAACTACCCGTGGTGCCAATCTTGACGTTACCCGCCGACGCGCCGCTAGCCGTGATTGAATCAACACGGGCGTAGTAGTTAGCCGAGGTGACCGTCGAGGCATTGGCGCCAGTCAGCGTTTCACTTACAACGGTATTGGTTAGATCACCAACCTTGATACCAGTGATTGTGAACGTGATGCCCGAGTCATTACCAGCGGACGTGATAATGACTTTATACCCATAGCCGTTTGGACCAGCGCTATTGGTTAGAAGAAACAGCGATCCAGCGCCTGCAATAGACGCATTTGCTCGATAGAGCGCATCGTCCGTCGCAGGCGTTACTGCCCATACGTCATATTGCATGACGATACTCCTTTAATTAGGAGGCGGTGCTGATGGCAATCCACGCCGACGCACCACGGACATAAATCCGATCAGCAACGCCATTGCCGTCAGTACGCAGATAAAGCGAACCTTGCGCAGCCGTTACGGTGGGAACTCCCGAACCAACAAAAATACCAAAGTTGGCAGTGGAGCTAATCAACACTGCAGACATGCCGCCAGCAGCAGGAGCAAGGCCGCTATCAGCAGTCAAATTGCCAGTGGCAGACAATGAAGCAACGGAAGTTGCCGCACCAAACGTTGCGTTGGTGGTTACAGCGCCAGTCGTGGGGTTGATCGTAACGGTTTCAAAACCGTTCTGAGACCTAACTGGACCGTTAAAAGTGGTGTTAGCCATTTAATCCTCACATGCGAGCTAAGGGGATTGTCTGCATGTCGTCTGGCCGGGACCAGTCAGCTCCCCCGGATAACCCCGGAATAACTGTGTTTTAGCACAAAAGAAAAGGGGGCGCAAGCCCCCTTCTCCAAACTCTTATTAGGAGTTTTTATGCACCAGGCGAACCGTAGATACCCAGCGGATCGCTGACACCGAACGAATAACGCTCGCGTGCTTTGTAACGGCTGTTGCCGGTATCAAAGTCCGCATCCATCGACGTTTGCATCGGGGTCCGCACAAAGTGCTTCAGACCGTTGGGCACGTCGGTGATAAGGAACCAAGCGTTGGTATCGGTGAGATAGTGGTTCACCGTGAAGCCCTCGGGGATGCTCGACATGGCCTTAAGGGCGTTCACGTCGTTATCCGCGGTTGCAACACGAAGTTCGGTTTCCATCAGGCGCGTTGCCACGAACTGAAGGGCCGGGGGAACCACAAGCTTACGCGGCTTAGCGGCAATCAGCAGACCACGCTCATCGGTCCAGCCAGCGATCTGAATGACAGCCGCCTCAAGGGAGGTTTCATTCAGGTCAGCTGCAACCGTCGGGCGATTGCTGTTGGTGCCGCCAGAGACCAGCGGATGCGCGGTCGAGAACAGGCTGACACCGTCACCGTAGGTAACAGCGCCATTAAAGCCGTTGTTCAGGATCGACGCAGCCTTGACCTGCTTGGTGTACGCCATAGCGCGGGCAAGAGCCTTCGTGTAACGGGCCGAAAGCGAGTCGTACAGGTTGTCTTCCATCGCCTCTTCGGTGATGGAGAAGCCCATCGCGATCGTCTCGTGAACGTAGCGAGCCGTCCACGCTTCCTGCGCGTTGTCGTAGGCCAGTGCAGAGCCTTCGTTCTTGACCGGAGCGGCGCTGAAGCCGGAGAGTTTGGTCTCCTCTTCAAACGAACGCTCGGAGGTCTCGGTTTCGTAAAGCTCTTTATGCTCTTCGCCGTACCGCTTGTACTCCAGACCGAACAGCGCGTTAAGCCCTGGGAGGAGTTCTTTCAGTAGTTGTGCGCGTGAAATAGCCATGACTTAGCTCCTTTAGGCCGTCGCCAGACCAGCGTAATACTCATGCTGACCGAAGTTGAGCTTAACAAGCAGCTCGGGGTACTGGGTAAAGACCAGCGTTGCACTTGCAGCAAATGCCGCGGACGGCGCTTGATTCAGAACAACAGTGGTTGCACCAGCAAGGGCGGCGGTTGCTACAAACGATCCCGAAGGAATGTACTGACCGTTGGCAGCAATCGAACCAACATCCGTACCAACCGGCAGTGCGAAGGGCAGCGCCGAGCAAGTAACGGTTGCAGTCGAAATACTAGAGAACGTTGCAGTACCAAGCGACACCGCAGTTTCCGGCACCACGCCAATGACGCGGATCGGGAAGGTAGCAGTGGTCAACGGGGTTGCCGTCGGTGCCAACAGAGCGTTGGCAGAATTGCCAGTGTTGGGGTTGCCAGCGTTGTTCAAGCACTCCAAGTTCTGACCGATCAGGGCACGAGCGCCAGAGGCAATCGTTGTCCCAGACGAGCAGATCGCAGCTTGGAACACCGTATCCGGGTCGTCGCAAACATAAGCAACCGCATCACCAGCAGCCGTGTTGGCAGGCCAGAATTGCGAGAATTGCTTCTGTTTGGTCGTCGGGTTGGTGAACGTGCAGCCAAGGAAGATACCAACAAGGGTACCAGCAGCGCCAGCCGTTACGCTGATACGCTCAAGATTGCCGCGCACCAGAGCGACGAAGTCGCCATAAAAGATGTCCGTCGAGTACGCGTAGTTGATGTTGTACATACGCGTGGACCCCGAGAACACCTGCCCACCGATCAGATTGATCGGCTTTAGCCCGTAGGGCTTATCTACCGTGGGGTAAGCCATTTAAGACTCCTAAATTATTGACCGCGCCCGAACGTCACCTTGGTTTTGCGCTCCGAGAAAAGCGGCATCCGCGGATCGTTCTCACGCATGAAGTTGTTGTCAACCGATCGAATCTGCGCTTCAGTTTGCTGCTGGTAATGCTCGGTTCGATCTTCAACCATTTCTGCAGGGGCTCGACACAGCATCAAGCCGCCAATCACGATGTTGTCCTTGAAGCGTTCACTTTCGATGTTCGCCAAAAAGACTTCTGGATGATCAGCTGCTTTGACCGGTTCCCAGCCTTCACGAAGTTTGAGAGAAACGTTCATGGGGTCAGGTTGGCCGCGGGTAGCTACTCGAACCCAGTGATGCTCCCAACCAGGTTCTGGCGTGATAGTCGGAAGAACGTCCGGGC